GCTATCACCACCTTCACTTAATAAGTCTACTGATTCTAATATTGCGTTTTTAAATGTTTGATTTTTACAGAATTCTAAAGATTGTTCCTTAACATAATCTAAGTCATCTGACTCTAAACCATTCCAAACTTGCTTTAGGTTATCTATTATAGATTGTTTGAGAACATCCCTCTCAACCTTGTCTACTTCATTTTTAAAGACATCTAACGTAGGTAGTTGTTGAAAACTATCAAAGTGTGATAGGGTTTTCGATACTATCCACTCATTAGCATCCGAGTCAAACATCTCAGGTTTAAGCATATCATACATTTGTTGTAAAAATATCCTATCTGATAATAGAGATGAGAGTATCTTTATTTGAAATGACGTACCAAATTTATTTCCGAATTTATCCATTAAGTATTTATTATTGTACTAATATACGAATTATTATCGTAACTACCAAATTATTTTATGGTTTGTTTTGAATATTTATCCAAATCACCCCAAGAGTTAACTAACCACGTTTCTACATTTTTGAATGCAGTATATAGTTTATCAACCATAAACTCTTTTTTGAATTCAAAAGAATTTAATCTGTTTATTGGTGAATCAATGATATCTCGTACATTTGATGTAATTGCTGCACCCATTATTGGCTCTGATAACTGCATTAAATCGTAATTTAATTTCAAAGTATCGGTATTTTCCAATATTTTGTTTTTCAGCTTCTCATCATCCATCAGAGATACTCTTTCTAATAAGGTATCTAGTGTTAATCCATCAGATTGAAGGAAATCTAATTTATTTATTAGTGTTTTAGGTCCGATTCCTTTTACGCCAGGAATATTATCGGATTTATCACCATCAAAGATTCTGTAATACACTAAGTTTTTTGAAGGAACTCCATACAACTCTTTTACATCATCTTTATGCATCATCTTCTTTTTAGTTGGTAGATATACTGAAATTCTATCATCAACTAATTGTAAGAAATCTTTATCAGAGGAAACTATCAAAACTTCTTTCTTAAAGATATGTCTGGCAGCGTATGCCATAATATCATCTGCTTCGATATAATCAATGTAACACAAATCAACAGGTAGTAACTCTAAATATTTAATTAATCCATTAAAGTTACGTTTCATAGATTCTGCTTGGTCTTCCAAATCTTCGTACCCAACTAACCTATTAACTTTAGTTAATCCAGTTCTACCTTCCTTATAACCTTTATACATTTTCTTCCTACGTGTCGAACCACCCTTTCCATCGAACACTACCAACACTCTTGTTGGTTTGTTGTTACGGATAAGAGCGCCGAGAGATAACAGACAACCTGTTATCCCCCCAACGTGCTCTCCATTATCATTCAAAGTTGGAACTGCTCCAAAACATCTGATGAACAAATTCAACCCATCTACAATCATAACTTTATCATTAACACCCTTTGTAGGTGTTTCTGATAGTTTATTAAACATTTCTTTGTAATTAGATTTCGTGTCCTTCATCGAGTTGTGTTGTATCTGTGTTTGCATTTTCAGTTGCTTCTTTATATCCTAAGATATATGCATCACATATTTGTTTATACATTTGTTCCTTTACCTCTGGTCTTTCTTCTAAGATTTTAGTGAAGTTCTTAGCTTGGAATTTAATCTCTTCTCCAGTTGATTCATCAACCCAAGTATACCAAGCTCCACTTATCTGTATCAACTTATATGTTTTCATAGTGTTTAACCATGAACCATATCTATCAATACCTCTATCAAAGTAGATTTCAAAATCAACTGCTCTTAGTGGTGGTCCCATTCTATTCTTAATAACCTGTACTCTGGTCTTAATACCAACAGTTTGTTCAACACCACCTACTTTAGAGTTAAGTTTACCCATTTGTTTCATTCTCAATCTACAAGATGCGTGAAAACCTAATGCTTTCCCACCTGATGTAGTATAAGGGTCTCCAAATGATACTCCCATTCTAATTCTAAGTTGATTTGTAAATACAACCAATATTCTCTCTCTACCGATAAGATTTGTAATCTTTCTCATCGCCTTTGATATAATGATTGCTTTTTGAGTTGCATAGCCCGCTTGGTCATAATCAGCTGCCATCTCTACTTTAGTAGTGGCCGCCGCAACGGAATCTACTACTATTGTAACCAATCTATCTTTTTGAGTTTTTCTGATTGATTCTATGATTGAATCCATCGCATCAAAGATATCTTCTACCGCTTCTAAAGGTACATAAAGTAACTTTTTGGTATCAACACCCAATGCTTCTAAGAACTCTTGATTAATTGCGTTCTCTGTATCGATATACACTGCCATTCCACCCTTCTTTTGGGTATTTGCTAATGTATGTGCCGCTAACAGAGATTTACCACTCGCTTCTAGTCCAGTAACCTCTACAATTCGTCCGACAGGAAATCCACCATTAGGTCGATTTGATATTGCTAAATCTAACATATCATCTCCTGTAGACACCCACTCAGTTAAATCGGTGGGTGTCTGTTCGGAGCCATCTAAGAAATAAGCAACTTTCGCTTGTCCTTTAAACTTCTTGTTTAGGTTATCTGCTAAAATCGATGATAATTCATCTCGATTTGTTTTAGCCATTATAACTTATTTTAGTTTTTAAATAAATCCTCAAATGCATCTTTTACATCTGTGGTTGTAGAATTACTAGCAGCTGCTGGTGCAGGTGCTGATTGAGTAGAGTTATTACTTGGTGTAGATTCTTCTTCTTTCGAATCATCTGCTACTGTACCAGTCTCCATCCAAGTTTCCAATAAACCTTTCATATCATCATAAGTATATTTCTTAAACATACCTGGTAATTCAATTTGGTCTTTTACAGTTTCTAAAACATTTTTATCTTCTGTAATTGGAGTTTGGTTTGGTTTAACTCTGATATAAGTTTCAGGATAGTTCTTACCTAACTCTTTAGCGGTTTTAAACTCAACAGTGATATCTCTACCATTTGTTGGGTCTGTTAAATCACCATAATCTGGGTCTGCGAAGAAAGCAAGTAGTTCTTGATACACAGTTTTACCAAATCCCCAAAATTTGATTCCTTCAGATTCCTCACCTCTAACGATAACAGGAACATAAGTTCTCATTTTCGGAGTAAGTTGTTTTGAAAGATTCCAATCGTTTCTATCACCAGTCGATTTCAATTGGTCAGCGAACTCTACTAAAGGGTCTGCTTCACCATGTGTTTGAGGTGATAAAATATTCTTACCACCAAAGTTGTAGTGGAAAAATAATTCGATAAAAGGATTTGATGGATTGTGAACGTAAGGTACTATTCTTACTTGTTGCTTACCAGGTTTTGGCTTCCATAGATTATCAGTTTTTGTAGTTTTCGTCTGTAAACTGTCCAGACGGTTTCGGATTGCATTTAAGTCAATTGCCATAATTTTACTTTTTTTAGTTATTATTAATTATTACTTATGTAAATATACGAAATTTATTTGTAACTTCCTAATTATATTTACTTTTTATTTTTCAACGTTAATTTAAACCCACACGTTGACTTGGTCTTAATTTTTTATAGTGGATTTAAAACCACCGAGTATCTACTTTACTAAGAGCGAACTTTACGCTAATCATAGATAACCATTAAATATACTACTAATATACGAAATAAATTCCACACTACCAAATGTTTTGTTGTTTATTTAGAACAAAAACAGCTGTTTTGTTCTTTATTTACAACAAGTACATTGATTGTTCGAACCACAAGATGAGCTACACTCTTCTTTTGATTCACATAAACATTGGTTACAGGTACATTCTTTCATATACTATAAATATCTAAATATTTTAATTAACATCAACTATTCTGAACAATTTTGTTTTCATTGTTTTGTAACCATCACCATCTGTAAGGATGATTGAGTTGCGATAGTTTGTCCATTCTACTTGATACGATTTATCTTCCGTACCACCATTCAATTCTTTAATTAATCGGTTTAAAGCGTTAATTGTGTAAATTGTATTGGATTCTTTTTTTCGGTGTACCATTATGCTATTAGGTAAGAATTTATTTTCCCTATTTGGTATAATATTATAACTAATCACTAATTCATTAGATGGTTCTAATTTCAGTACGAATATCTTTCTACTGAATAATTCATGCCCATCGAATATTTTAGTTAATAAATCTTCAAACGAAGATTCTGTTGTAAACGTACATAATAATTGCGTTCTCACTCATTCTCTCCGTATTATATTTTTAAAGCTGATTTAACTTTACCCAATGTCATTTCCTGCGTACCTTCAAAGTTGTAACTATATCTACCTGTTGAGTTTGTTCCCATTCTAAATTGAGAATATTTTAAATCTCCAGTAGTTTCGTTTATACCACTCAACCCATACCCAGCTATAGTAAAGTATTTAGTTTGTGAATTTGCTCTTAAATAAAATACAACTGTATCTGATAAATCTTTGGCTAATTTGTTTTGAATAAACGTTTCTGAACCTGGATATGCTTCATATGGTGTTCCACCACCACTCTTATCCAACCCAAATACTTTATATAAAGGTAATGTTGTTTTTCCATACACCATTTCTTTTTCTAACTCTACTAATTGTGAATATAGTGATTTAGCATCACCAGTTAAATCACCTAATATACTTTTAAGTACAATTGCCGATTGGAAATTTGTTAGTAACTTAGCTACATCATCTTTAGTTACTGGCGCTGTTAATGCTAGTTTTGAATAACCTTTAAAGAAGAATGCAGGATTAGCCATTGATGCTTTCATCAATGAACCCATTTCTTTATTAACATTCTCAACTAATTTATTTAATATCGTTTGGTCTTTAGCAATCGCTTCAAACGAATCCCATATTTTTGGTTTCTTAGCTTCATTTAAAATACCTTCATGCAATCCAGCTTTAAATAACTCTTTCTCTAATCGCTTAACATCAGATTTTGGAGATTTTTTGAATCCTTTTTCCATCTTTTTTAAGAACCCACCTAAGAAAGTTCCTAATTGAGATATTTTCTCTAATAATTTAGAACCTAAACTTTTTATGAAAGAAACTCCTTTATTTAAGAAGTCTCGTAACCCCTCATCTAACTGAACTGACTCTAATGCTAATTTCTTAACATCAGCTGAATCTAATAACCCATATTTATCTTTTAAGAATCCGTATATCTTACCTAACTGAGCTGCACCTTTACCTTTTTTAAGTGATACTTGTAAAAACTTAATATTCGTACCTTTTATAGTACAAACACCTTTTTTATCATACTCTACAGGTAATCCTGCATTTAATTTAGATATAAGTTCAGAACCTGGAACACTACATACAACTGCATCGGCTGTATTATCTTTTACACCATCTACTAACTCAGAACGTTCTGTTGCTGAGTAGTATCCTTTAATATTTTTATGAATTAGGTATGGAGTTTTGAATGGTAGAACTCCTTGTGTAAATTTAGTCATACCTGCTGCTAATTGAGCTATTAGAAAGTAATCACCTAATGGCATTGAATCTAATTTACTTAAAATAGCATCCGCTTTAGCAAAATCACCACTACTACCCAATGCTTTTATAAATTTATCTTTTGCATATTGAGTAACTTTTCCTAAATCTTCTTCTTTAGCTCCCATCAATTGTTGAAGGATACCTACACCATTTATATACAATCCCATACATGCAGCAGTTTCCATCGTATCTGTATCAAAGTTTACATCAGTTGCCGATGCACCTTTTTTCATTTTACCAAATAATGATTGAATGTTTTTATCACTTGCCGTAATAATATAGTTTTTACCAGTATCTTCAGATGATACATATACTGTTCTAGCACCTGCGTTAATTACTACCTCTATCCCATCATCAGTTGATGATATTTTTGTAAACGGGCCTTTTGGTACTCTTGTAGATGGTGGTAATCCCATTTTGAACAAATTCGCAGTATTTTTAAGTGGTAAAAATTTATCACCAACTGCATATTTGTTATCATATATTGAAGCTTCACTAAGAATCTGACCTAATTCAATTAATAGGTTTTCTTTTAGTTTTTCTTTTTCGTAAGTAGTGAGAGCATTTTGTTTGATATCTGCATCAACTTTTGCTTTATCATCTTCTTCACTATCTCCGTTTTCATCTTCTGAATCTGTTTTTTCATCTTCTTCATCCTCTTCTAATGGTTCATCGTAATCTATCGCACCATCTTCATCATCGTTTCCATCGTGATGTAAATGTGCTGATACTGCCGTATCATTTGTTCCAACCTGCATTCCTGATTCTCTGTTTCCACCTAAATGAAAATTAGAAGGAGTTTTAACTGCAGATTCTACGATGTATTCGATTACTTCTGAATCGAAATCGTATTCTTCTTTTAATATTTTTCGTAAGCCATTTAATGATTTTTCGGATAATGGGTTTGTTAATCCATTACCCACTTCTATCCACCATAACTTAGCTACTTCGTTAAGAAATTCTTTCATATTTGTTCCGTTATTTCTAAATCAATAGATTTCATCTCAGAATACCTATTTCCACGTTCTACCTTTGTAGGGAAACCATTCCCCTCTATAAGTATCTTTAAATTCTGTAAATCATCAAAATCATCAGGATGCATATCCAATAAATATGAATCATAAGTATATAAAACCATTTTTGATTGTTTTTCTTCTAAAAACCCCATCACCTTACTTAAAATCTTCATATTTAACTCTGTTTCAGTTGCCTGTAACATATAATTAAACAATTTGTTAGCGTTCATATCATTTAGGTTCTCTTTAGAGAGTTTTCTACCTAATGGGGTTTCTATGTAACCTCTACGATTAAATTCCATCCACATCTTATCTATTTTGTGTGAAACTTTTGAGAACAAAGGAATATGTAGATATTCCTCTTGCACTCCCCCATATAATTGTCTAAACGTTATAGGTTTTGATTCATTATAAGGTACTCCATACATATCTGCTAAGGTTTGGTGTCCACTCACATCCATCGGAATTGGTTCATCTACCATCTTACCAATAATACGTGGGTGATAAGCATCGTAATCAAATTGGATTAATGTACCCCCTTCGAACCTACTAACAAACCTATCCCTACTACCATTCTCTTTATTAAGTGCAGCGTAGTTTACACCACCATAATTGTTTGAAGGACGAGAAGTTGTTGTGTATGGATGATACTGAGTCCACTCTAACCCATTTGTAGTATGTATCCCATTTCGTTCCACTAAGTTTAGCGGCTTAATATAGAAATTTTCAAATTTCTTCACACAATCCGAATCCCAACCCAAATCGTAATATTGTAGGAACTCATTTCTCACATCTCTTACCATTTCTATATGTTTAGATATTGGAATAAGATTGTTAACTCCTTTGAACTCACCGAATCTACGATGGTAGAATGTGTGTGTTGGTGTTGGGGAAGATTTGAGTTGGGAATTCGATTGTAAATATTTTATTAATCCTGCATCAACTGAGTTATCTATCTGAAGAATGTTTAAGAATGATTTATTATCGTAAACGTAAGATTCGTTGAATTTAAAGGTAAACTCATCTAATGTGGTTGTATGGTTGTCTATATTTTTTAAGTTGATTACAAGCTCTGTATCGTTGGTTATGTCGTATATGTATAACATAGATAATCCATCTATACAAGGGTGTATAGCCTCACTCTCCCATATTGGGTGAATATAGACCTTATCCATTGTGATGTTACCACTACTTATAAATTTAACCATATGTAAATATACGAATTTATTTTGAATTATCCAAACAAACCGTACATTCTTTTCCTAAATGTACTTTTGTGTTTTTACAAACTCCACAATCAGTAACCTTACCTGTGGTTTTAGCGAACACTAACATTTCATCTAAAATTGTGTTTATTTCTTCTATTGGGTTTCCCCCAAACATATTATCTAAACTGCTCATATCTTAACTACAAAATAGGTTAGTAGGAACTTCGATTCCTTTTTGTTTTTTGATTTGGTAGAAAACGTTGAAGAATGCTTTATAAACTTTACCAGCATGCTCTAAGTAATCTGAGTTTGGGGTTTTCCACATCATTTCACCACCATTCATTCGGTGTTTATTAACAACTTTGATTTCCCAACCTCTAAGGATGTAATCAACAATCTTTTTTTGAGCTGGAGTGAACTTAACACCCTCAATTGATTTTTGGAACTTTTCTATTTTATTCATTTCTTAATTATTAGTTGGGTTAAACTCTCAACCCTTATTACACTACTAATATACGACTTTTATTTGGATTTACCAAATT